TGCCGTCCGAGGACAGCCTGCGCAAGTGGTTCGAAACCGCGCAAGGCGTTGGTCTGATCACTGGTCGCATAAGTGGCAACCTCGAGATGCTAGAGCTGGAAGGACGAGCGGTAGCCGCAGGACTTCACACTCAGGCCAGAGACATGGCACAACAGATCGGTCTAGCAGAACTCTGGGAGCGAATTAACTCGGGCTATTGCGAGATCACGCCAAGCGGCGGCCTGCACTGGCTCTATCGCATAGACGGGCAGGTGCCAGGCAACACGAAACTGGCTAGGCGACCAGGTGACAACGACGGGGTCGATGTCCTCGTCGAGACTCGCGGCGAAGGTGGTTATGTCGTGGTCGCGCCGACAGGCGGCGCTTGTCACCCTTCGGGTCGTGCGTGGCAGCTGATCTCAGGCTCGATCGAGACGATTCCGACTCTGACGCAGGACGAGCGCGACTCACTGCACAGCCTTTTCAAGTATTTCGACCAGCTGCCAAAGGCCTCAGTGGTCGCTTCAGAGGTAACGGTCAAGCCCACCGACGGTCTGCTACCAGGTGACGACTTTGGCGACAAGACCAGCTGGGACGAGCTGCTTCTGCCCTTGGGCTGGTCAAAGGTTTACACCAAGGGACCGACCACCGCGTGGCGCAGACCAGGCAAGAACGACGGCATCTCGGCCACCACTGGCTTCGACGGTCAAGACTTTTTTTATGTATTTAGCACCAGCACGCAGTTCGAGTCTGAGCGCGCTTATAGCAAGTTCGCGGTTTACACGCTGGTCAACCACAGCGGCGACTTCAAAGCGGCCGCTGGAGCCCTGCGAGATCTCGGCTTCGGCACAAGCAGCAGCTCGACCTTGCAGCTGGTTGATGTCTCGCAGATGCTCGAAGCGCCAGCGGCAGACTTCGAGGCGCCAGAGGCAGTCGAACCGACAAGCAGCTGGCACCCAAAGAAACTCGACTGGTCAGCAGACGACCAAGAGCCAGAGCCGAGCGTCCTGTTCAGGACAGACGGCAAGGCGTTGCTCTACGCTGGAAAGATCAACGCGATATTTGGAGAGTCAGAGTCTGGAAAGACTTGGATAGCACTCGAAGCGGTGCGCCAAGAGCTCGTCAAGGGCAACGCGGTTTTTTATGTTGACTTTGAAGACTCAGGGCGTGGTATTCGCAACCGCTTGAAGGCGCTTGGTGTTCAGGAGCGCCACTTTGGGCACTTTTACTATTCTAACCCAGACGGGCCGTATGACGCTGACGCACAGCAGGCGCTTTTGCCATCGATTCGAGATCTGAAGCCGACGCTGCTCGTCATGGACGGCGTCAATGCGGCGATGAACTTGCTCGGGCTAGACCTCGAAAAGAACAAAGACGCCACGCAGTTCAGCCAGGTCGTGCTTCGACCTCTGCGCCTGTGGGGTACGGCGGTGCTCACCATCGATCACGTGACCAAAAGCAAGGACAACCGAGGCAGCTACGCGATCGGGGCGCAGGCCAAGAGAGCCGATATCGATGGCGTGGCGATGTCAGTCGATGTCGAGATGCCTTTCGGTCGAGGCTCCAACGGCAAGCTGCGCATGAAGGTGACAAAAGACCGCCCAGGCTTCGTTCGTGGCATGGCGCTCGAGGCCAGTTACATCGGCACCGCCGAACTGATCTCACAGGGCGACAAGATCGAAATTGGAATAGCAGGCGGCACAGCCGCGTTTTCAGCACGCGATCATCTGATGCAACGAGTCTCAGAGTTCATGGCGGGGCACGGTCAAGAGATGAGCACCAACCAGATCATTCAAGTGGTCGAAGGGGGCTCAGATCAGATCAAGCAAGCGCTGGCAGGGCTCGAGGGTCGAGGCTTCTTGGAACTGCGCGCTCAGGGCAACGGCCGCTATTTCAAGCATCGCAAGCCTTTCGCTGTCGGCATGCTACAGAGCTTCGAGGGGTTGCTCGATGAGTAAAAACAGATTCACCGAATTGACCGATATTCACCGCCGAGGGGTCGGTCAGGTAACGGCACACGCGGAGAGCACATTCACCGACTTCGCCCCCCCCTATAAGGGGGGGCGGTCGGTGAGTTACTCGGAGCTAGACCCAGGTCAAGGAGAAAAAGATGCTGGATAAAAAGGCGGTCGAGTCTGAGTGCAGGCGGTGCAGATCTGCGACCTGGCTCTTTCAGTATTGTGGCTTCAAGCTGGAAGCTGACGTCACACCGATCGATCTGCGTGTCGAGGTTGACTGCTTCCTAAAGAGACGCTATACTTTCGGTCTCGTTCGCTGGTTCCCGAGTTTTTACCTCGAAAAGAGATCGATGCGCAATATCGCAAGAAACTACGAGCTGATCTTGGCTCGTCACGAATGTTGGTCAGTCCAGACGGCAACCGTGCACCCGAGCTACTGGGCTAAAACAACAACCAACGAAGCAACCTTTTAAGGGGGGACATAATGGCAGGACATCTAATCGCCGTAGTCGGCGGCCAGTTCGGCAGTGAGGGCAAAGGCGCAGTCGCGGGGCATCTGTCTGCGACTAGCGAGGTGCCTTTCATGGGCATCAGAGTGGCGGGTTCGAACGCTGGTCACACAGTACATGGCAAAGGACCAGACGGCGAGGCGAACTTCGCCTGGCGACTGCGCACCGTGCCAGTCAACGCAGTCACAGCACCAGAGTCAGACCTGATCATCGCGGCAGGCTCAGAGATCGACATGGAAGTGCTGACCGACGAACTCGAGCAGCTAGACCGAGGTGGGTATCAAGCCAGCGCTCGTCTGATCATTGACGATCAGGCTACGATCTTGGAGCCTAGGCACCACGACATTGAAGCCGACGGCGGCATGACAGAGCGAGTCGGCAGCACAAGCAAGGGAATCGGCGCCGCTCGTGCTGACCGCCTAATGCGCAAAGCGAATCTTTACGGTGGCGGGGTTGACACCTCTCGCCTGATTCGCGAGCACTTGGCCCGAGGCGGCACCGCCTTGATCGAGGGCACACAGGGCTACGGTCTGGGCTTGCACGCAGGTTACTACCCTTTCTGCACCTCTCAGGACTGCAGAGCGATCGACTTCTTGGGTCAAGCGGGCATCAGCCCCTGGGACCGCGCTGTTGATCTCTTCACTGTCTGGGTGACAGCTCGCACCTACCCAATTCGCGTCTCTGGGAACTCTGGACCACTCGAAGGCGAGACCAGCTGGGAAGCGCTTGGCATCGAACCCGAACGCACCACAGTGACCAAAAAGATTCGCAGAGTCGGTCAGTTCGACGCAGATCTCGTGCGCCAGGCTGTCGTTGCGAACGGCGGTGCTCCAACTGTCAAGGTCGCGCTGACCATGTTCGACTATCTCTTTCCAGAGCTGCACGGCATCAGCCTCGTAGCCTTAGACGATGTTCAAAAGGCCTGCATTCTCGAGATCGAGGCGCAGATCGGCGCTTCAGTCGGCTTGCTTGGCACGAGCCCTACGACGATGGCGTGGCTCTAATGGAACACAACCCAGAGCAGAACATGAACGACTGGCGCAATTTGGCTAGCCTCTTTTCGGGCGAGGACAACCCGAAATGGGAGACCAGCACTGACGATCTAGTCGGTTGGTGGACACAGACCGCAAACAACGAACTCGGCGACGTCTTGCCAAAGGCGATCGAGTACGGAAGCGCAGACTTGAAGATCATCGGCTTCGCCATGTCGCAGATGATCGGCAAGCCAACGAAAGTCACACACGAGGAGCTAGGCATCGCCTTTTACTTGCTCGGCAAAGTCGCTCGGTTGATCGGTGCGTACGCAGACGGCCGCTCACCAAGTGACGACACATGGCACGATATTGCTATCTACACCAAGATGGCACAGTTCGCCCGTAGCTTCGGGCAGTGGGGAGAGTTCAAATGATCGTCTATTTAGCAGCACCGATCGACTTCGCAAAAGACGGGCTCATCGAGAAGTACAAAGCAGAGGTCTACAGCTCGTTCAAAGAGTCTGCGTGGATCTACGACCCTTCGAGCGCTTGGACTGCGCCAGAAGATCTCGACCCAGATGGGGTCATTCACCAAGCCAACCTCGCGGTCTTGCGAAAAGCAAACCTCGTGATCGCCGTCTTAGTGCGCGACACTCTGACGATCGGCACCGTGCTTGAGATTCAAGACGCTGTCGATGCCAATATCCCAGTCTGCGTGCTTGGCAATATCGGGCAGAAGAGCGTCGCACTCGCAGAGCTTGAAGTGCCAGTCGTGGCTTCGATGAATGAGTTCGATGGAGACTGGAGTGACTGGCATGCGTGATCTCTTGTGGACCGCGCTGTCACCGACTGCGCAAGGGCCTGCAAAGGCTTATGATGACGACGCTGGATACGACCTTTTCGTCGATCAAGACACGACTATCGAACCGAGCACCTTTGTGGATGTGCCGCTTGGCGTTGCGGTCAAGCTGCCAGAGGGCACTTGGGGCTTGCTGACTGGTCGCAGTTCGACTTTGCGCAAGCACGGGCTCATGGTGGCGCAGGGCGTTATTGATTGCGGCTACACAGGTCCTCTCTTTGCTGGCGTCTGGAACATGACAGACCAGCCAGTCCTCGTAACTCGCGGGATGCGCTTAGTTCAGTACATACTCATGCCGAATCGCTCCCTTGGCGTCTCTATTCAGCAGGTAGATCAGCTTCCCAAAACAGAGCGCGGTGCTTCTGGCTTTGGGAGCTCTGGTGTCTGAGCCCTTAGCCGAGATCGCTGTGAAAACGCTTGATCTGGTCGAGTGGTACTCTCGCCTTGGTGCGGCTATGCTGCCTGGCAGGTCTGGCCCGAGTGGGGCGCGCACCTTCCCAGGTCCTCGCATGCCGTTACGTGTTGGCGTGTTGGACACCAAGGTCAAGCTCGGCCGTGATACACTTAGGTGGGAAGACGCGCTGCGCACCGCAGATCAAGACGAGCCAACCCCAAACAGGAATCCCGCTCGATCGCTGGCTTGGTGCGCGGAGCGTCTTTCTAAATGGCCAGAAAGCAACAGGCCCGAATGGTTCGAGGAGATCGTGACTGAGATAAAAGGGCATCATTCGCATATCGAGGTCGTCATAGGCAACAGGCCAGAGCCACTGCGCACTGGGCTTCGCTGCCCGTTCTGTGCCAGCCAGCTGATCATAAAGCTAGATCAGGGGCTTATCTTGTGCAGAGACCACGGCTGCAGATGCGCGGCCGAGGACTGCCCTTGCTTTAGGGGCAAAGGTCACAGCTGGGACAAAGCAGAATGGCCTCGGCTCGGACTTCTACTCGACACGCCGAAAGAATGACAGAGTCGTGACGCTTGCGCGTGGGGTGGTCGCTGTGATAGACTTCTCATATTCGGGGATCTTTGTATCTGGAACGGCCAGCCCATGACACTCGAGATCTCAGTTCACATCGGTGCTGTTGGTACCGAATTGATGACCGATCAAGAGCTCAGCTTTGACGCGATCGAGACCCTACTCACTCGAGTGGTGCGCTCGTCACTAGATGCCTATACATCCCTATCTGATGCCGACAAGGACCGAGTTCTTGACTTTGAGTCGCTTGATGATGATGATGATGAATAAGTGCTCAGGCCCTGCCTAAAGTGCGGCAAAGTCGGCAAAGCGGCGCGTTGCGCTGAATGCCTAGATAGCAATAGTACCGATAGACCCAGCGCGACAGAGCGTGGGTATGGTTCAAGCTGGCGCAGGCTCTCTCGCAAATTAAGAGAGCAGCAGCCCTGGTGCAGTCAGTGCGGGACGCCAAGCGACCTCACTGTTGATCACATCGTCCCGCTTTCTAAAGGCGGCACAAACGACCTTGCAAACCTTCGGGTCTTGTGCAGGTCGTGCAACAGCTCGCGCAGATCTCAGGCTACACGCTAACAAGCTTCAAAACGGGGCAAACCCCCCTATAGGCAATTTCACACCACCCTCGCGCTTAGCGAATACGTGGGGAACGGCAACCCCGATGCCCCTGCGCTCGCGGCGCGTACAGGTTTAGGACTTTAGGAGAGACATGGCAGGCAAAGGCCCAGCGCCGAAACCAGCAAGTGAACGCAGGCGTCGCAACGCTGACCCAGTGCCGACTCAGGTCGTTACTGCCGACGGCGCCGTTCGCGGTCCAGAGCTGCCAAAAGGCTACGAGTGGCACATGCAGACGATCAAGTGGTGGCAGACTTGGCGCGTCTCACCGATGGCCTCGACCTTCACTCAGACCGACTGGGACTTTCTACTTGACACTGCGATCTTGCACTCTGCTCACTGGAACGGCGAAAACACAGCCGCCGAACTGCGCATCCGAGTAGCAAAGTTCGGCGCCACACCCGAGGACAGACTGCGTCTGCGCCTACAAGTGGACACCGCGCAAGACGCGAGCAAGACGACAAGCAAGACTTTGACAGATCAGCGGCGTACTCGCCTATTGAAGGTCGTGGGGGACAATGACCAAGAAAGCACAGCAGTCTAGCTTCAAGTCGCTCGGTTGGGTGGCCATTGACTGGATAGAGACTTACTTGGTCCACGGGCCAGGCGATGTGCAGGGCGAGCCGATCGTTTTGGACGACGAGCAGGCCACCTTCATACTCAGAGCCTACGAGATCGACAAAAACGGCAAACGCACGACACGACGCGCCTTCTTCTCGCGTTCAAAGGGCAGAGCCAAAAGCGAACTCGCTGGAATGATCGTCTGCTTTGAAGCACTCGGCCCAGCGCGTTTTGACCACTTTCTGGCTGACGGCACACCCGTCGGTCGTCCAGTGCAGTACCCTTTCATTCGGTGCCTCGCCACAGAAGAAAGCCAGTCTGGAAACACCTACGACAACGTGCGCTACATGCTCGAGCACGTCAAAACGAACTTCGGCAGCGACTACCCAGGCATTGATATCGGCTTGACTCGCACCATCTTACGAGGTGGCGGTGAGATCATACCATCGACAGCAGCTTCAGCCTCGAAAGACGGCGGCAAGGAGTCCTTCGCCGTTGCAGACGAGACACACCTGTACTCGTCGCCCGAACTCAAACGAATGCACGAGACCGTGCGACGCAACCTAGCAAAGCGCAAAGCCGCAGACCCTTGGATGCTCGAGACTTCAACGATGTACGCAGTCGGCGAGGACTCGATCGCAGAACAGACGCACAGGCTTTGGGTGGCGATGCAAGAAGGCAGAGCAAAAAACCCTGGCCTCTTGTTCGATCACATACAAGCGCCAGAAGTTCCAGATCTGCAGAACACCGAGCAGCTGAAAAAAGCGCTCGCAGTCGCCTATGGTCCAGCATTCGCTTGGCTCGACATCGACAGACTCGTCAACGAGATACAGGACCCGATGACCAAGGGCTCAGACGCAAGACGCTACTTTTTGAACCAGCCTTCCACTGACACCGACAAATACATGGACTCGATCGCGTGGAACAAGGCAGCAGAACCAGAGCAGCTGGCAGACGGCACGACCGTCGTGCTCGGCTATGACGGCAGTCGCAAAGACGACGCCACCGCTTTAATCGCTTGTCGGGTCGAGGACGGCAAGATCTTTCAGATCGCCTGCTGGGAACGACCACCTGGCCCAGCTGGATACGGCTGGGAAGTGCCACGCATCGAAGTCGATGAGGTGGTGCGCGAGACTTTCGAGAAGTACGACGTTCGTTCGATCTGGGCAGACCCTTCGGGCTGGCAGTCGTACCTCGATGCTTGGAACACGACCTTCGTCGATCGAGTGGTTGCGGTCTATCCAGCCAGCCAGCGCAAGCTCATGGCTCAGGGTTTAGACCGCTTTCTTGAAGACACACTCGAAGGCAGACTTAAGCACGACGGCTCGCCAGAGCTGACTCGGCACGTATTGAACGCGATACCAGCTCGCTACGGGCAGGTATCCAAACCATCGCAAACGCACAAGATCGACGGCTTGATCGCTGCAGTCCTGGCCTACCTTGGCAGAACAGACGCGCAGCTTAACCAGCCAGAAGTCAAAAACGCGACGCAGTTCTTTGCGTTCGAGGTCTAGGAGATCAATGAAAACGAAACTCAACTGGTCAGTGGTGATCGAGGTTAGCGGCTTAGCTGCTGCAACCTGTGGCCTTGCCATGCTGTCAGTGCCAGTCGCACTCATCGCGCTCGGCTCATTCCTTGTCTGGTCCTGTGAGAAAGGCGCCTGATGTCAATATCTAAGTCACTGCGCTCGGCGACTGAAAAGCGCGCTATAAACCAATACGTCGAACCGCTTATCCCAGGACGTCCAGCTTTTGCGACGCCTTCTGGCATCGAAGTCACACCAGACTCGGCGATTCGTATGTCAACCGTTTACGCTTGTGTTCGCTTACTCGGCGACACGATCTCCTCTTTGCCGATGGGTGCCTACGTGCGCCGTGGTCGGAATCGAATCTCGTACGCCGCGATCTACGGCGAAGCGCCGATCTGGGTCTCACAACCGAACCCAGAAAGCACAAGACTCGAGTTCTTGGAGCAAGTGCTCGCCTCGCTGAACCTGCACGGCAACGCCTACATCTTGACCGTTCGCGACAGCAACAACGAAGTCGTCGAGCTCTACGTCGTGCACCCAGACGACATTCGCGTCTCTAGGCCAAACCCTGGAGCGCCACTGGTTTACAAGATGCGCGACTCGCAGGGCAACTTCAGCCGCGAACTTACACGCGACGAGATCTTGCACATCCCTCTCTTTAGACTTCCAGGCTCGCACTACGGGCTCAGCCCGATCGGTGCTGCTCGGCTTACGATCGGCGCTGCGATGGCCGCAGACACCTACGCCGCTGCTTACTTTGGCAACGCTGCAAACCCAGGCGGCGTCATTGAAGCGCAAGGCGATCTGACCAAAGAGCAAGCCGAAGACATGGCTCGCAACTGGAGCATCAACCACGCAGGCCCGAATCGCGCTGGCAAGATCGGCATTCTCACGAATGGCGCCTCTTTCAGACCGCTGGCGATCAACGCGCAAGACGCGCAGCTCTTGGACACTCGTCGCTTTAACGTCGAGGACATCGCTCGCCTGTTTCGCGTTCCGATCTCACTGCTCGGGCACCCAGTCGCTGGCGCTATGTCGTTCGCAAGCGTTGAAGCTCAGAATCTCTCCTTCGTTCAGCACTCGCTGCGCCCACTGCTTGAACGACTCGAGCAGGCGCTTTCTCAGCTCTTGCCAGAGAAAGACGGCTTCGTCAAGTTCAACCTCGACGCCTTGCTTCGTGGCACCACGATCGAGCGCTTCCAGGCTTACACCTCTGGACTAACAAACGGCTTTTTATCGCTCAACGACGTGCGCGCTGTTGAAGATCTTGCACCACTCGGCGACATGGGCGACCAGTACCGCGTTCCACTGCAGAACATCGACGCCGCAGACGCTAAAGACGTTGGTCTGCAACTGCGCACCGAGATCGCTGCTCGCTTGATTCAGGTCGGCTTCGAGCCGTCTGCAGTCTTGGCAGCTGTTGGCATGCCAGAGATGAAGCACACAGGCGTTCCAACGACTCAGCTTCAAGGACTTTCGACGATCGACCCCGCAGACCCAGCGAGCGCATACGAGGTCAAGTAATGCCTTACTATATCAGTGACACGCAGGCAGACTGCTCGGGCTGGGCCACCGTCAAAGAGGAATCAGACGGGCGCTACACCACGATCGGCTGCCACGACACCAAGCAAGACGCGATCGACCAGATGGTCGCAGCTTCGGTCTCTGAAGATCTAGAACCTGGCGGCGAGATCAGCACACGCGAGCTGCCAGAGAACTACAGGCCTGCACTCGCAGAGGACGTCCCAGAGGGGCGCGCTTGCGGAAACTGCTTTTTCTACGACGAGACCAGACTCAGCGAGGACGGCACCAAAGCCTGGTGCGAGCGCTGGGACGACTTTGTTGACGGCGGCTACTACTGCAACGCCTGGCGCTCAGAGGAAGCCTCTCGAGCTGTCGATCTGTCGGCGCCTTCTTATATGCGCGACAACGCCAGCCTCGGACTCAAGTATTTGCGCGACGGCTTCGGCGGTGACGGTCTTACAGACGGCACCAAACGAGAAGCGCGCGAGATGTCAGACGGCAACATCAGCGAGGACAAAGTGCGTCGAATGGCGCCTTGGTTCGCGCGACACAAGATCAACGGAGACGCACCACAGAACTCAGACCCTTCAGACTCTGGATATCCAGGGCCAGGGCTGGTCGCGTGGCTGCTTTGGGGTGGGGATTCAAACTTCGGCAACAGAGCTCAGGACTGGGCACAGCGCAAGATCGACGCGCTTGATGCAGAGTCCGACAACACACCAAGGAGCAAAATGAAAGAGATCGAACGCCGCACCTACGTGGTCCGCGACATCGAAGCGCGAGACGCCGACGGCACCATGCGTCTGGCTGGCTATGCTGCTGTCTTTAACGAGTCGAGCGTGCCGCTGCCCTTCAACGAAGTGATCGCCCCTGGCGCATTTCGCAAGACTTTAACTGAGACGCCAGACGTGCGGCTCTTGATCAATCATGACGGCTTGCCGCTCGCACGCACCAAAAACGGCACGCTAACGCTGTCCGAGGACGAGCGCGGTCTGTACTTTGATGCAGAGCTGGCAGACACAAGCGAAGCTCGCGATCTCTGGACGCTGGTGGAGCGCGGCGACGTCGATCAGATGTCCTTCGCCTTTCGGGTGATACGCCAGAAGTGGAGCGAGGACCGAAAGAATCGCACACTGACCGAGGTGTCACTGGCCGACGGAGATGTCAGCGTCGTCACCTACCCAGCTTACCCAACGACCAAAGTCGAGGCCAGAGAGCTGCTATCAGCCGCCCTTCGTGCCAAAACCGAAGGCCGCGACATGAGCCCAGAGGCGATGCTGTTGCTCGAAGGAGTGCTAACTGATCTGACGGTGGGTCACGAGGCCGTAATGCGCGCCGCCGAAATGCTCGCCGAGTTCGTGGCCAACGACGCTGCCAGCTACGAGGACGAGGACGAGGACGAGGACATGCGCACACCAAGCGAGGACCCGTCTCGCTCGATCTCTTTGCGCCTGGCTAAGGCCATCGCCAACCAAATAAGCTAAATATTCTGCTGATCTCAGCAGACGAAGTCGGAGCAACGTCTCGCACCCTACAAGCGCCGCGAGCCAGACGCCACCACCTCACAAACCAACTACTCAAAAGGAGCTATATCGATGTCATACAATGACAAAGTTATCGAGCGCCGTGAAGAGGTAAAGGCCGAGATGGACGCGATTCTTGAAGCAGTCGCAGCCGAAGACCGTACTGACCTCACAGATGACGAATCCGCGAAGGTTGAAACCCTCGCAGAGGAAGCACGCTCACTAGATTCAAAGATCACAAAGCTACAGGAGCAAGCAGCTTCTGACGCTAAGCTCGCAGAAGCACGCGCTGCTGTTGCGGACGTTGCGATGCCAAAGGTAGGCGGCGCCACTGTAACACGTGAAGCACGCACTTACACACCACAGGCAGAGGCTTCATTCGTGAAGGACGCCTTCAACTCACAGTTCAGAAACGACTTTGCTGCAAATGAGCGTCTAGCGCGCCACATGCGTGAAGAAGCGATCGAACGTCGCGATGTCGGCACTGGAGCATTCGAGGGCCTCGTAGTACCTCAATATCTCACAGACCTAGCTGCACCGCTAGCTCGCGCAGGACGTCCATTCTTGGACGCTGCAACAAACAAGCACACACTTCCGACCAGCGGCATGACGATCAACATATCCAGAATGACGACTGGCACAGCGACTGCGATTCAGGCAACTGAAAACGCAGCTGTTCAAGAGACAGACGCCGACGATACACTGCTCACGATCAACGTGCGCACTATCGCAGGACAGCAAGACATCTCGCGCCAAGCGATCGAACGTGGCACAGGCATCGACGCATTCATCGTGGCTGACCTCATTCGTGCGTGGCACACAAACCTCGACAGCCAATGCATCAACGGCGCTGGTACTTCAGGCACCATCTTGGGCATCGCATCGACTACAGGCATCAACGCCGTCACTTACACAAGCGCATCTCCAACGATTAAGCTTCTGTACCCAAAGCTAGCTGACGCTGTACAACAGGTTCAGACTAACGCCTTCATCAACCCAACTCACTGGCTAATGCACCCAAGACGCCTCGCGTACTTGTTGGCAGGAGTGGATTCTTCAGATCGTCCTTTGGTAGTTCCAAACGGCTACGGTCCAATGAATGCAGTCGCAGTAGGCACGGGTGTGTCATCATACGGCAACTCTGGCTATTCACTGATGGGTCTCCCTATCGTGACAGACGCAAGCATCGCCACAGACGGCGGCGCTAGCACAAACCAGGACAAGATCTTCTGTGTGGCAGCACCAGAAATGCACCTCTGGGAGCAACCTGGCTCACCGTTCGCGTTGAACTTTGACGCGACTGGCGCTGGTAACTTGACTGTGAAGTCGGTAGTTTACGGCTACGCAGCATTCTCAGCAGGGCGTTACCCAACGGCAGTCTCTGCGATCGCAGGCACTGGCTTGGTAGCACCTTCATTCTAATCGAATGATCTAGTTCAAAGGCCAGCAGCTGGGTTTCCCCCGACTCAGCTGCTGGCCCCACTAACAAACAGAAGGGTCGAATATGGCACTGACAAACGCCTACTGCACGCTAGCCGAAGTCAAGGCGGCGCTTGCCATCACTGACTCGATCGACGACGTTCCACTCGAAGCCGCGATTCACGCAGCTAGTCGAATGATCGACGACTACACAGGCCGCTTTTTTTATCAGGACGGCACCTCGCAGGTGCCAGTCTCTCGTTATTTCACACCGATCGACCCGTTCTTGCTGGCGATCGACGACATTGTCACAGTCACCGAGGTCGCGATCGACGAGGACCTAGGCCAGACCTACGGCACGGTCTTTTCGGCCAGCGACTTTTTTAAAGAGCCGATCAACAACCCGCGCAGAGGCTGGCCGTTCAGCAGACTTCTTGCGATCGGCGCCTACATCTTTCCAAGCAACTTACCACAGTCAGTCCGAGTCAAGGGCGTCTGGGGCTGGAGCGCGGTGCCTTACGAGGTGCAAGCCGCCACTCAGATGCAAGCCTCTCGAATCTTTAGTCGTCGGCAGTCGCCTTTCGGCATCGCAGGTTCTCCAGATCTTGGCACTGTTCGCCTTTCTGCCAGACTCGACGCAGACGTTGAAGCGCTACTGCGCCCATTCCGCAAGCTAGATGGCGTGGCGATCTGATGCTGCCTAGCGCGGTGCGTGACGGGCTCGTTACCAGACTTCAAACCATCGCAGGACTTCGCTGCTACGACACTCTTCCAGATGCTGTGACACCGCCCTGCGCGGTGATCGGCAACCTCGACCTAACCTTCGACATCGACAACGCTCGCGGCCTAGATCAGGCGAACCTGGACATCTTGGTCATCGTGCAGCGAATGTCGGAGCGCGCTGGGCAGAACAAGCTCGACGCATTCCTAGCTGGCACGGGCGCAGGCTCGATCAAGACAGCCATTGAAGGAGACCGCACTCTTGGGGGCGCAGTTCAGACCTTGCGAGTCATTTCAGCATCGCCTGGCGAATATGAGTCTGCGGGGACCCTGTTCCTCGCATATCGCTACCGCTTGACCATCTACGGATAAAAGGAGACAAGATGAGCTACACCGTTACCTCGGACCTAGAGGTCTGTGGCAAGATCAAAGGTGACAACCTCACCGCAAAAGACCTGGAAGCTGCAGGCGCCGACATCGACGCCCTCGTAGCAGCAGGTCACATCAAAGACAGCACTGCACCAGCGCCGTTTAAACCAGCAACCAAAGAAGGAGATATCTAATGGCCCGTATAGTTCTAAACGACGCCAAGGTCACGATCAACTCGGTGAACCTGAGCGATCACATCGCGTCAGTCACCATCAGCACGAGCTTTGATGTAGTCGAGACGACTGCATTTGGCTCAGCAGCAGCCAAGACTCGCGTCGCGGGCCTTGTGGACAACTCAGTTACACTCGAGTTCCATCAAGACTTCGCAGCGTCAAACGTCGAAGCGACCCTCAACACGATCGGCTCTTCTTTGATCGGCACGACCACGACGATCGTGGTATTGCCGACTTCAAGCGCTGTCAGTGCTACAAACCCATCATACACCTTTACAGCGCTCTGCTCCGAGTGGACCCCGATCAATGGGTCTGTCGGCGAGTTAGCCACAGCGTCGGTTACATGGCCGATCACTGGTGCGATCACTAAGGCGGTCGCGTAGTGGCACGCCTCGTCCTTAACAACGCGTATATCCTTCTCGGTGTTTCAAGCGATATCTCAGATCACGTCGCTTCGATCACTCTTTCCAGCAGCTTCGATGTCGTCGAGACCACGAGCTTTGGCGACAGCGCCAAGAAGAGGGTTGCTGGCCTTGTGGACAACTCGATAACGCTAGAGCTCCACCAAGACTACGCGGCTTCGAGCATCGAATCGATCATCTACCCGCTTCTGGGTACAGCAGTCGCTTTCGAGGTGCGCCCTGTCAACACAACCGTCGGAGCAACGAACCCGAAGTACACGGGCTCCGCGCTTGTCACCGAGTGGACCCCGCTCAATGGGTCTGTCGGCGAGTTAGCCACTGCATCGGTCACTTGGCCGATATCGGGCGCTATCACCAAGTCAGTAACACCGTAATCAACTAATCCCAAAGGGGGAAAAACATGGACGGACTCGGCATCAAGATCAAGACCACAGACGGGGCAGAGCATCTCTTTCAGCTCCGACCTCGCACCATCGTCGCCTTCGAACAGAAGTTCGGCAAAGGGCTAGCGAAGCTGTTCAGTGAGGACCAGAAACTAGAGCACATCTACTGGCTAGCCTGGGAGTCAATGCGCAACAACGGACTCGTAGTGAAGCTCTTTGGTCCAGAGTTCTTAGATACCCTCGAGGCGGTGGAGCTAGTAAGCGACGCTTCTTTCGAATCCACAGAGATAGCCTGACCTACACCGTAGCGGCTATCTCTGTGGAAACAGGGATATCACCAGTCGATCTGCTAGACGCACCAGATGGCATTCTTGAAGCCATCGGCATCTACATGAAGCAAAGGAGTAAGCAGCGTGGCTGATCAGCCTATCATCTTGACAGGTATGAAGGAAACGCTGGACGCTCTGAAAGAGTTCGACAAGGACGCGGTTCGCAGCTTCAACCGCGTCATCACCTCGGAACTGCTTAGGGCAGAGAGCCTTGCAAAGGGCTTCATACCCAAAGACCCACCGATGCGCGGCTGGCGCACTGTGCCTGCCAAGAACCCGACTAAGACGGTTCGTGGTGGCGCAGGCTGGCCAGCGTGGGATAGCCAGAAGGCCAGAGACGGCATCAAAAAGACGCGCAGGACTGGCAAGGTGCGAGATGACTACACGGTCAGCGCAGGCGCACTCATTCAAGAGGACGCCTCTGGTGCGATCTTTGAAATTGCAGGTCGCAGATCTGGAAGCGTGAACCAGTTCACCTACAACCTCAACGGCGGCATCTTGGCCTCTCGTGCTATCTGGCGCGCAGTGGACAAGATCGGGCCCGAGATTCGCATTCGAATCGCTGCAGCGCTTGAAGACGCAAAGCGCGAGCTACAGACGAACCTCAACAAGCGAAAGGGATAGACGATGGCCACTGGCGCGATAGTCGCACGAATCCTCTCGCAGTACAACGGCGCAGGCACTAAAGCCGCCAAGAAAGATCTGCTCAGCCTATCCAAGGGCTTTGACCGCATGGCCAAGAAGTCAGCCAAAGCATTCGGCCTCGCTGCCGCTGCTGGTGCTGCCTTCGCAGTCAAGATCGGTGTGGACTCAGTCAAAGCCGCGATCTCAGACGAGAAGTCTCAGGCGCTGCTGGCTAACTCTTTACGCAACACAACGGGCGCCAATAACGAGGTCATCGCTTCAGTAGAGAAGTACATCGACTCGGCACAGCGCGCACTCGGCATCACAGACGACGAGCTTCGTCCAGCCTTCGCGAAACTCGCAGGCATCACAGGCAACGTCGGCCACGCCCAAGGTCTGCTCGGCATCGCGATGGACATTTCGGCTGGCGCCTCTGTTGACATGGCCGCCGCTACCAACGCAGTCATCAAAGCAACACAGGGCAACTTCAAAGCCCTTCGTGGCCTGGGCGTACAGATCGACGCCACCACCATCAAGACCAAGGACGTAGACGCGGCATTAAAGGCCGCAGCCAAGACTTTCAGTGGTGCAGCCTCGACCAGAGCCGAGACATTCGAGTATCGAATGAAGCGAGTCGGCATCGCATTCGACGAAGCAAAAGAGTCACTCGGTATCGCATTGATGCCGACGATCGAGTCCTTTTTCCAGCTGCTGACCCAGAAGGTCATACCAGCAGTTCAGAAGTTCATCGAAGAGAACGGCGACAAGCTAGTCGCGGCTTTCCAGACAGCGATCAAGGCGATCTTCGGCTTCGCGATGGTTCTGTACAAGACTTTCGACTTTGTTGCCAGAAACAAGGACCTCTTTGTCGCGCTCGGTATCATCTTCACCGCGACATTCGTAGCAAGCAAGGTGATCGCGTTCGTGACAGCGATTCAAGCGCTGGTCAAAGCGTATCAAGCGATCAGAGCTGCAGCGATAGCAGCAACAGGAGCACAAGCAGCAGCCACAGGCGGTCTTTCATTGACAGCAGCCGCCGCTGGTATTGCCGCGTTCGCTGTTACGGTTGGCGGCCTGTACTACGCTGTGAACAAAGCGAACAAAGTCATGGACAAAGCGGCCGAGGCTGCCGACGGTCTGGAGTTCTCATTCGACGGCTTAGACAAGACGACCACAGACTTTTTAGCATCGCTCAAAGGCATGAAGATCGACCTAAAGAATGGCGCGACAGCCACTGGCAAACTGACTGCAGAACAGCTCAAGCTGGTTCAGACGCAAACGACTCTGGCCGCGCTTAAGAAGCTCGGTGTCAAGCCGACGACTGAGACCGACCCTCTTCAACTCGAAGCGGCTCGCATCAACCTAGTCAAGCAGGGCAACCTTGCACAAGACGAGGGCTACAGGAAACTGGTAGAGTCTTACAACCAGATGCTGGCCAACGTCGGGGCAGCACAGAAGTACGCAGACATCTTGCAAGCACTGGCAGACTCTAAGATCACCAGCGACGAGGTCGCGGTCTTGGCTGCCAAGTGGAGCATGTCAGAAGCTGCCGCTCGCCTCTACATCGCCACGATCGTCGCTATCAACGACCAAGTGATCAGCGCAGAAGAGATCGCGAAGCTGGCTACTGAGTGGGGCGTCACACAAAAACAGGCAAGCCTTTATCTCGACTTCTTTGCCGCACTCAACGACGGCAAGCTCTCGTCGAAAGAGATCGCCAACCTGCAGACGACTTGGGGCTTCACTGGCAAAGCCGTCACCGACTACTCGGCTGTTTTTGCCGCTGCAGACGATGGCAAGCTGACCACAGCCGAGATCGAAGGGCTCGCCACCAAGTGGGGGCTTTCATATGACGCTGCGCTTGACTACATCAAAAAGATCGCCTCGGACTTCGGGTTCAACACATCGAACCTCGACGGCCCAATGGACCTCAAAGACGCCTGGCTTCTTGCCTACGGCAACGCCGAGGCCTACGCTAAACTCATAGCGACGCCGATCACCGTGGACACTTCTTTGCTTGGCCCAGGCGACATCGCAGCCAAAGGCTGGAACGCGGCTCTCGCAGCGGCGACGGCATACAAAAACGCGATCGCCAGCGACACTTACCGAAAGTTTAACCCGCCAGCGACACCAACAGAGCTAGCCTATGCCGAGTATCTGAACGGCTTGCAGGCCGCAGCAGACAAAAAAGCGGCAGAGGAAGCGGCAGCCGCCAAGATCATCGCGCAGTTCGCCGACGCTGCCAGCGGCGACACCTACATAAGAGGTCGCTACGGCATGAGCGGCATGACCTCGGGCAACGGCGGCATACCGAAACTCGGCAAGGGCGGCATTGTCACCAGTCCGACGATCGCGATGATCGGCGAAGCTGGACCAGAAGCAGTCGTGCCCCTATCGGGCAGCGGCTTCGGCGGCGGCATCACTATCAACATTCAAGGCTCTGTGATCTCAGAGGGCGACCTAGTCGCGCAGATCAGAAACGCGATTCTACAGGGCCAGAACAGCGGCCTGGCGATCACTAAGAGCTCGGTCTCGATCTAGTGCCTGGCTTGCCACAGCTTGGCGTCTCGATCGACTTCACCAACGGTCCTTCTTTCGTCGTTATCGCCTTCACACTCGACGACCCGATCAAAGGCAAACTCGGCACGGGCGAACTGGCAGACGGTGACGACGAGATCATCGTGACTAACGAGGTGCTTCGCGCTTCGATTCGCCGAGGTCGCAACCGCATTCTCAACAAGTTCGAGGCTGGCACCGCCATCGTCGAGATCAGAGACGACAACGGCGATTTCAACCCGAGCAACACTGCAGGGCCCTACTTCGGCAAGCTGGTACCGCTCCGCAAGATTCGCATATTCGCAGACTACAACAGCGTGCGCTATTTCCTTTTCAGCGGTTTTATCACCAGCTACGACACCAGCTTCGTGCGTGGCGTTGACGGAGTCGATAAGGTGACGCTGTCTTGTGTCGATGCTTTCAGACTTCTACAAGGCGCCAACATCACGACGGTGCCTGGAGCGACGGCAGGTCAGCTCTCGGGCGACCGCGTCACCGACATCTTAGACTTGGTCGCTTTCCCAGGCTCGGCTCGATTAGTCGATGCTGGTATCTCGACTCTACAGGCCGACCCTGGCACTAGCAGGACCTCGCTGGACGCACTGCAAACCGTCGAGCTGTCAGAGTTCGGCGCCTTCTTTGTGGACGCCGAGGGAGATGCGGTCTTTCTTGATCGCCACTCGATCGCTCAAAAAGCAGACGGCACGGCAACGATCTACAGCGATACAGGCGTCGGCATCGCCTTCCAGGGCATCGACTTCGCTTTCGACGACACGCTGCTAGTCAACGACGTCACGGTTCAAAGATCTGGCGGCACCGCACAGAACGTCTTTGATCAGCCTTCGATCGACACCTACTTCCAACATTCGGGCATCCGCAGCGATATTCTGGTCCAGACAGACGACGAAGCGCTGAACATGGCTCGCAGTATCTTGTTGGCTCGCAAAGAGACGACCCTGCGCATTGACTCGCTGAGTCTGAACCTAGTGGACGAGGCTGAGACCGCTCGCATTCTGGCCGCTCTCGAGGTCGAACTGTTCGATCTGATCAACGTCACCAAAGCGATGCCAGGCTCGACCACCGTCACTCGCGAGCTGTTCGTTCAGGGCGTGCAATACGACATCACGCGCTCGACTTTCGGCGCTACGCTGCTGACCGCAGAGCCGATCATTCAGGCCTTCATCTTAGACTCTGCCACGCAGGGCCTTCTAGACACCGACGCGCTTACCTACTAACAAGGAGACGAAATGGCAAAGCAGACCTTCACGACTGGGCAGGTGCTCAGTGCTGCGCAGATGACATCGCTTCAACAGACCGCGATGCTTGGTGGCAGTGCCACCGCTAAAGTGGCCAGTTACACGCTGGTGGCTGCAGACGCTGGCACGACCGTCGCGATGTCAAACGCTGGCTCGACCACGATCACCGTCAACACCGCTCTATTCGCTGCAGGCGACATCGTCACGATTCAGAATCTCGGTGCAGGAGTCTGCACGGTAACAGCTGGAACGGCCACGGTCAACACATCGGGCTCGCTCGTCCTCGCGCAATATCAAGGTGGAGTCCTTTACTTCACCAGCACCAGCGCTGCGATCTTTTTCCAGTTCGCGACACCAGCTTCGGGCGACATCGAAGGCGTCACAGCAGGCACAGGCCTTTCGGGTGGCGGCACTTCGGGCACGGTCACGCTCTCGATCGATTCGACCGTTGCGACCTTGACTGGCACTCAGACCCTGACCAACAAGACTTTAACCACGCCAGTGATCGCTTCGATCTCGAACTCTGGCACCGTCACCGTGCCAACAGGCACCGACACACTCGTCGGCCGTGCGACTACTGACACACTGACCAACAAGACTCTTACAGCCCCAGCGATCAACGAGGCGGTTTTCACCGACGGCGTGATCAAGGGCCTCGAGGAAGATGTGAACGTAGTGGCAGCAGCCGCGACTGGAACGATCAACTTCGACGTGTCAACAGCCTCGGTCTGGTACTACACGACAAACGCAACTGCGAACCACACTCTCAACTTCCGCTACGCCTCTGGCACATCGCTCAGCAGCAAGCTTGCAGTGGGCGACGCGATCACTTTAGTCTGGCTTAACACAAACGGCGCGACTGCGTACTACCCGAACGTCATCCAGATCGACGGCACTACCGTCACACCAAAAGTCCCAGCTGCGATCGCCGCAGGCAACGCCAGCGCGATCGACGCCTACACTTTCACGATCATCAAGACAGCGGCAACACCGACCTACGTCGTGCTCGAATCACAAACGAAGTTCGCATAGGGGGAGATCGTGCCAATACTCGGAGCACTAGCAAGCGCATCAGCGCGCGGATACAGGGCAGGAGCAGCGCCTTACCTCGGCCCCGCAACGGTTGAATATTTAGTCATCGCAGGCGCAGGCGGCGGCGGCGGCGGCAATTCAAACGGCACTGCGAGCGGTGCTGGCGGCGGCGCGGGTGGTTACCTGACTGCGTCGGGCTTTGCCGTAACTGCTGGAGTATCAACGACAGTCACAGTCGGCGGCGGCGGCGGCGGTGCTGGACCCGATACAAGAGGCAGCAACGGCGGTGCTTCAGCATTTAGTTCTATCAGTTCAACAGGCGGCGGCGGCGGCGGCGGCGGCTCTAGCACAGCAACAGGCAACAACGGCGGCTCTGGCGGCGGCTCAGCGAACTTCGGGAGTATTAACGGAGGACTCGGGACATCGGGGCAGGGGTTTAACGGCGGCGGCGGCAGTGCGATGTTCGGTGGTGTCGGTAGCGGCGGCGGTTCAAGCGGCGCAGGCAGCTCACAGACGGGTGGCTCGATGCCAGGTGGCGCTGGAACAGCGTCATCGATCACTGGCTCATCAGTAACAAGAGCAGGCGGCGGCGGCGGCGGCGCTGACGTCGCTTCTCGTATTGGAACTGGAACGGCAGGCGGCGGCGATGGCGGCAGTGACGATGGCACCCCGACAAGAACTGGCGGCAACGCTACGGCGAACACTGGTTCGGGCGGCGGCGGCGCAGGTGGAAACAACGGCGGCACAGCAGGCACAGGCGGAAACGGCGCCTCGGGCTTCGTCTGCATTCGCTACGCTGATACTTTCGCACTCGCAACATCAACAACAGGCTCGCCAACGATCACGACATCGGGCGGCTATCGCATTTACCAGTGGACAGGAAGCGGGAGCATCACTTTCTAATGGCACACTTCGCAGAACTAGACGAGAACGACATGGTCACTCGAGTGATCGTCGTGCACAACAACGAGCTGCTTGACGGAGAAGAAAGCGAATCAGAGCAAAGAGGCATCGACTTCTGTGTCGCGCACTACGGCGGCCGCTGGATACAGACTTCTTACAACAACAAGATGCGAAAGCAGTACGCGAGCGCTGGCTACACCTACAACAAGATCGCAGATCTGTTCGTTGCGCCACAGCCTTTCCCGTCTTGGTCGCTAGACTCGAATTACGACTGGCAAGCGCCGACGCCGATTCCAGATCACGAGCCTGGAAAGTTCTCTTGGAGCTGGAACGAAGAAACTCTGGCATGGGACGCCGAAGAGATCAACGACGACCCAGCATCAGTCGTTTAATGCCCCACATCTACATTCACTATAGCAGAGTCCCCACAAGCCCCTGGGCTGTGACCGTAACAAGCGCCGACCGCACGCAGCTGATCACACAAGATCAGGCTTCTGATGTAGAGGTCAATGTTCCATGTAGGACTTTTCTCGGCAAGCTCCACTACTTCTACTGTGAAGGCGTGGTCACTTGGCAGGGAACAAAAGCCGTGATCAACAAGGTGCCAGATGAGCCTATTGACTGATCTCGTGCCGTTGGTGCGCGACATTGACGACGCGATCGACGAGGCAGAAGCACTCGATTATTTGAGGGGGCAGCACGCAGGGACGCTTGACGTGCGATGACGCCATGCAGAGGTTGAAGCCTGCACCGCGATGAGGTGAAAGACCTCTAGCCCCACCACTACAACACAAGGAGAGAACATGAAACAGACGGAGACTCAGAGGTGAGCTCGACTGACTGGGCAGGTCTAGCAGTCGCACTCGCGACGCTGATCGGCTCCTTTGCGATGATGGTTCGCTTCATGGTGCAGCACTACCTGAGCGAACTCAAGCCGAACGGCGGTTCGAGTCTTAGCGACTCAGTTACCAGGCTCGAGCGACAGGTTGAAGAGATCTACCGAGTTCTAATCGAAAGAGGGGCGAAATGAGTCAGAAAACCGAGTTCATAGCGACAGCGCTGGCAGAGGCTGGCACGATCGAGGGACCAAAAGAGAACCAGACCAAATACGGCGCTTTTTCCAAGGCTCAGTATCTGCCTTGGTGCGGCTCGTTCGTGATGTGGTGCGCCAACGGCGTCAAGCTCAAGATCCCAAACTGCGTTTCAACCGCTGCAGGCGCTGCAGCCTTCCAAAAGAAAGGTGCGTGGCAAGATGCGGCTGACGCACTACCAGAGCCAGGCGATATCGTGTTTTTTGACTTCCCTGGCGATGGAATCGATCGCATCTCGCACGTCGGAATCGTCGTTCGGAACAACGGCGACGGCACGGTCGCCACAGTCGAAGGCAACACCAGCCCAGACAAAAAAGGAGACCAGCGCAACGGCGGCGAGGTCTGCCTAAAGACTCGCGCCTACAAGATCAACAACCGCAGCAAGATCAGAAAGTCGCTGCCCGTCTCTGTCGTCGGTTTCGGCAGACCAACCTTCAAGGAGTAGCACCATGACCAAGCAAACCAAGATCAAGCTCGACGCGGTAGTGACCTCTTACCTTCGAGCAGCGGCATCGGCCGCGCTAGCTTTGTATCTCGTCGATCAGACACGCCCACTAAAGGACTACGCACTCGCAGGCATCGCCGCGGTCGCGGGTCCCCTACTGAAAGCGCTGGACCCTCGGGCCACGCAGTTCGGACTCGGCTCTAAGTAACCAGATACAACAGGCCCCCTCGCCCTCACGGGTGGGGGGGCCTTCATCTATGTCTCGAAGGTGTGAGCAACCTCACATGCGACACGCCGACACGCGCCATCTTTTTGTATTGACAGCGTATGGACGGCATGGTATTCTTATCTCATAAGGGCAGGAAGCCCCAAAAACGGAAGGCAAGAAAATGAAGAAGCTAGAAGCGACAGAACAGAAAGTGACAGTAAAGTGGTTCGTTTGGTCAGCAGGAGAAAAGATGCCACACGCCAAGTCGATGCGCGGAGCTTGGGGCTACGACGCCCAGTGCTCATGCGGCTGGGAGACAAAAACAGGCGGTGGCGTTCGCTCTTGGGTACGCGATCTAGTCGAAACCCACAAAAGACTTGACCACAACTACACATGGAAGGTGGTCGCATAATGGGCGCCGTCAAGGAGATCTGGACAGGCATCGCTTCGGCGATGTACACTGTCGGCAACCAACTGATCGAAGCCGAGGAGCGCCAAGACCCAGACGAGATTCGTGATGTCTTGATCGACTCGATTCGCCAGTTATCTCAGGCGCTGTCCGAGTACAACCAGGTGACCAACTAATGGCAAAGACAGCGACGAAGTGCTTGCACCCAGACTGGGTTCACGAGTACGATGAAGACAGCACTCTCGGCGACGCCTACTGGTGCGCCGACTGCAACGAGTTAATGCAGGTGGGCTAATGGCGACGCTAAACGAACTCATCGAGACGCTTCAAGAGATGCTAGAGGACTATCCCGAGCTGGGTGACCAGCCAGTCAATGTCAGTTACCAGCAGAACTACCCACTCGCTGGCTTTGTCGCTAATGTCGTCGTGATCGAGGGAGATGACGATGTCGAGGACGAGGACTCTGAGCCTGCCCTATGGATAGCGGTGTGTGACAACCGCACAGAGCCCTACGCGCCACGCGCAGCATGGGAGCACCGATGAGCGAGCCTAGACTCGAGGACGATATCGCGCTGGGTCTGGACGAGATCTGCGAGGACTGTGACAACGGCACAGACCAGCGGTGCCGCGTGTGCTCCTCGTCAGACTTTGACACCCTGGAAGAGAAGGACGGCGTGTGAAGGGCGTGCGCGAGTATCTGGCGACCTTTCAGTCAGCCAAGTGCGCCACAGATCAGCACGAGCGTTGCACTCGGGTCGCCCATATGGGCGCTTTCCCGAGCCGTCGCCGTCCCTGCGACTGCAGCTGCCACGCGTAGCGATGTGACCAGCTTCACACACGACACGCCGACACGCGCCATCTTTTTGTATTGACAGCGTATGGACGGCATGGTACGCTTATCTCATAAGGACGGGGAAAAGCCCCTAAAAACGGAAGGTAAGACAATGACAACAGCAACAGCGACAAAGATCGACGAAGCAGTTCTCCTAGTGATCGCAGAGGGCGACTGCGCAGTGCCACAGTACAACGACTTCGGTGGCGTAGACCTCTGGACGGTAGAGCAGACAGGCTACACGACAGCAGGCCGAGGATATTTCGCAGAGGGCGTGCGTATTTGGCTTGATGACGAGACCATTCAGATCATCAAGTTCGAAGGTAAGGGTCTAGTGGCAAGTAAGATCACGGTAAGCGGTTACACCTCAGTCGAGCTCTTGGCTCAGATCATCAAGGGACTTCTCTAATGACGAAGGCGATAGCAGCTCCAGCAGAAGGTCAGGGCCTCTACGCTTGGGCGACTCAGGCTCTAAGCGCACAGCGCGCTCGTGCTTTCCATAACGCACTTCGCGCCCTTGAAGACAGTCGTTTCTCGGCTGACTGGCGCGAAGCCAACAAAGCAGAGGACGCAGTAGTGCGCGAGGCTCGCCTTGCTCGTGCAAGTGAGATCAGCGCGATCGAGGCAACAGCACGCCAGAAGGTGGCAGCACTTGAAGATCAGATCAGGGTGCTACGCGAACAAGCAGACGCAGTGCGCGAGGCAGGCTATGAACTGGTGGCAGTGATCAACAGCGAAGTCTACAACACGCCAGAGTGCAAGGCAGCGCGTGAGGTCTGCTCAGCGATATGGCACCGCGATAACGACGCGATCGAGCCACAGCGTCAGGCGTTGATTGCGAAGTACATAGCGGCAGAAGGAAAGGCGAACTAATGACAAAAGACTTCGAGTGCGAGATGTGTGGCAAGACCAGAGCGCTAGTCGGGCGCTGGTACCAGTACGACAACGGCGAGCAGGTACTTGCGAAGGTCTGCTGTGGCTGTGCGTACCTTCACGACTCACTACTAAAGAGCGGGGCATCGGCATGAACGTCTTCCGCGTCAAGTCAAGCGGCGCCTGGCAGGTGGCCGCACTAGTGACAAACGGCCAGGACAGCTGGCTCGAGACCGTCACTTTCTACGGCGGCGTCGGCCCTAAAGAGGCTCAGGCTCGCTTCGTCAATGGCGTGCTGAACGCTGGCTGGTGGCTGGTCAAATGAGGCTGAACAAAAAGCAGAGGCGCATTCGCGCCCTTTTAATATTGGCAGCGATCGTCGCCGCCTTTTACATCATGGGGCACATCTGGTGGACCGACTCTGGCTATTGCTGGGGCTCGGCTGTCGAGTGCCTAATCGAAGGGAACTAAATGAGCACACCGATCAGAAGCGTCCGAGTCTCGGACAACCTATGGCAAGCAGCGCGCAAACTGGCAGAGCGAGAGGAGACAAGCGTCTCCGAAGTCATCAACCAAGCGCTGAAAGACTACACCAAGAAATGAGCCCATCACCAGAGGGGCACGAGTTCATAGCGATCGCGGTAGCCACCGCTAGGGCTCAGATCGCCAAAGATCTAGAGAGCAAGATGATGCCGTTGTGCGTCTGCCAGCAGTGCGACAACCTAGCCGAAAGCGCGCTCATCGATCGAGCCATTCGAATCGTCAAGGGGCTCGAATGATCGAGCGCTATTGCTCGCCCCAGATGCGCCTAGTCTGGTCCGACGCTAACAAAGTCCTGCACTGGGCGGTCGTCGAGATCGAGGTGATGAAAGCGCAAGGGCAGTTCGAGATCGTGCCGCCCGATATGCACATGCACCTTGAGCTCACGCTCAGGCCGTCGCTTGAACAGATGCGTGCCCAAGAGGAGACGCTGCGCCATGACCTCATGGCCTTTTTAGCCGCTTGGAAAGAGAACACTGAGCACGAAGGCGTCCATCGCTGGTTGCACTACGGGCTGACGAGTTCTGATGTCGTCGAAACCGCCCAGGCTCTGATCTTGCTTCAGGCGAATGTGCTTATCGGCAACGCTGGCTACACGCTTCTGTCTGAACTGATAGCACACGCCACTGAGCACCGAGGCACGATCAGACAAGGGCGCACTCACGGGCAAGCGGCAGAACCGACCAGCTGGGGCTACAGAGTCGCAGACATCGCACTCGCACTGGCTAGGTCTCTTGATCGCTTTGTGGCTTCGGCAGATCAGGTCAGGGTCGGCCATATCTCGGGACCGCTAGGCAACTACGTGCACGTGCCCAGAGATGTCGAGATCGCAGTCTGCGGGGCGCTCGGGCTCAATGTGCCAGATAGTTCGACTCAGGTTCTTATGCGTGACAGCCTCGGCGCTTGGGCTTACAGCCTCGCCAATGTCGTCCCGGTATGCGAGGACCTAGCGC